AAATCAAAGGAAAATCTACCTGAAGACCAATGTTTACCTCAAGCCTGAATGCTGGAGTCGTGAGGGGGCACAAGTCATTAACCATCCTCAGTCAAATGAGTTGAACGCAATGTTATATGAGCATATATTAGAGCTGCAAGCCATAGAACTAGGGTATTGGAAACGAGGGGTTGAAGTAACATTATCACTTTTGAAAGAGGCGGTCAGAAAAGGAATACGTCCTTCTGTGTCATTTCTCAAATTTGCAAAAACAGTTATAGAAACTTCAGATCGCAGACAAAGTACGAAGGATAATATGATGACTACAGTGACATTATTGAGAGAATTTCGTACTATAATCGACTTTTCAGATCTGACTTATACTTTCCTAAAAGATTTTGAAAATTTTCTTCGAATTAGAGGGTTGCAGGTAAATACTATCCATAAGCACATGCGCCAATTACGGACACTTGTCAATGAAGCAATCAATCAGGGATATATTACACAAGAAGCGTATCCATTTAAAAAATATAAGTTGAAAAAAGAAAAAAAAGAACATCATTTCCTGTTGCCGGATGAGCTGAAGAAGTTGGAACGGTTACAAGTTGATGAGAAGTATCCCAACCATAGGCATATATTAGATGCTTTTCTTTTTTGTTGTTATGTCGGTCTGCGATTTTCGGATTTTTGCCAACTTAATTACAAGAATCTGGTGAGCATTGACGGGCATGAATGGTTGTGCTTGAATAGTGTCAAGACCGGTATCAAGTTGAATATTCCGCTCTATCTTTTATTTTCCGGTAAGGCATTGAAAATCTTGCATAAGTACGACCGGATTGAAGAACTGGCGGCGTTAGGCTGTAATTCCGAAACCAACCGAACATTGACTAAGCTGGCCGGTTCCGCCGGCATTGAAAAGAAGTTCACCTTCCACACCGCCCGCCACACATGTGCCACCTTATTGGTGCATCAAGGTGTTCCGATTACGACAGTCCAGCGATTGCTGGGGCATACTTCAGTCAAAACCACACAGATTTATTCCGAGGTGATGGACGAAACCATGATTAAAGATCTGATGCGAGCTAATAAGAAGCACCATCGAGAACGGTATTCAGTGTAAAATAAAATCATGGCAGAAACGGTTCTCCTGGCTAAAAAATACAGATTCTGATAGATTTCATAGATATCCTATCTATTTTATATTTTATTTTTAGCCCTTGGGCATAACCGATCAATTTGTTATCATGATTGGTCGTTTTTTTTAGAGGAGTGTTGTCGCACTGATTTTTTTTGTCAAAGCTAAAGGATTTTTTTGCTGGAGGATAATAATTTTTACAAATGGATTATCCCCCACAGATAATCATATCCTTTTTTGTCTTTTTGCATTTCGAATAGTAGAGCGTTCTTTGTTTAAAAAAACAGGAGATATGAAAAAGGAGACTAAAGAAGATGTACAGATTTGTACGGCGGTGGGTATGTTGATCGCAGGTGTTAGTCTGTCTGTCGCTGGATTTATCGTGGAGCCGACCGGCCAGATACATGACTCGGTTTTGTGGTTCTTCGCCCAATGCCTGATTTATGCAGGTAGCATATTCGGGGTGGCGGTGTATGTGAACACCAAGTTTAACTACCTAGTTGACAAGATTAAAATTAAAGAAGAGGAAAAGAAAAATGGCTGACGTAAGAAAACTTGCACCGTTTATTCTGAAATGGGAAGGCGGTTTTGTAAATGACCCTGACGATTTGGGAGGGGCTACCAATATGGGAGTGACTATCAGAACCTATGAGGCATATTGCCGAAAGAAAGGATATTCCAAGCCTACAGTTGAAAGATTGAAAAATCTCACAAAAGAGGAATGGACGGAAATCTTGAAAACCATGTACTGGGACAGATGGAAGGCTGATGAGATAAAATCGCAATCAGTTGCTGATATATTGGTTGATTGGGTCTGGGCATCCGGTGCGCACGGAATTAAGATTCCTCAACGCTTGCTTGGTGTTACAGTGGATGGCATTGTAGGTCCCAAGACCATTGCCGCAGTTAATTCCCGTAATCCGCGTGAACTGTTTGACCAGATCAAGATTGCACGGTTTGATTTTATCGAGGATATATGCCGGAAACGCCCAGCAAACAACAAGTTCAAACGGGGGTGGATGAACCGCATAAATGATATCTCTTATGTTGGTTAGAATTATGAACTGGGTAAGCCAGCAATATATGCCGGCTCCTTTCATGTGTCTGTTCCTGCTGTTCGGATCATGTGGCAGCTCGCATAAATCTGTCAAGTCCGATACAGAAGTAATCAGGAAGGATAGTACCAGTGAATCAGTCAACATCATACATGGGTCTGCTACTTCTTTAAGAGAGCTGATAACCACTAATGGCAACTATGTAATTGATTTCTGTATCTATGATACCCGAAAACCGCCCGATAGCCTGACCGGGAAACCTCCGTTATTGGCAGACGGTCATGTGGAAGGTGATTTCAGCAAGAATAAAAGGAAGGAAACTGCAATCAAAGACAGTACGGAAGTGAAAGCTGACAAGGAAACCACTTCCACCAAACATGAAGAAACCAAGACTGAAGGGGTAAAGGATAAAAAAGAATCCACTTTGCTTAAACAAATCGGTTTTGCCTGTGTTTGTGTAACCGTTTTGATTGTCGTTATGCTGATAGTAAAGCATTGGCGCAATAGACAATATTCATCATAAGACTTTAAATTTATAAATTGGACTGCCCCAGCTCGTGATGAGTCGGGGCTATTTTTGTTATCTTTGCCGGAACTAACATTAACTTATGTATTATGGCTGAAAAAAAAGAATCTTATTCCGAAGAGGAATTGAATGAAATGATCGTATGGTTCAACAACCATGCTGATGAACTTCCCAAAGAAATGCAGATTAACAAATCCGCTTTCACACCGGATTTGAAACTTACTGTTGAATCCTGTATCATGCAAGCCAAGCAATGTCTGGGCAACTATAAGATGGCCGGAGCTTTTAGATTACTTCAACAAATCAAAGCGAAGATTGAGGATAATAAATAAAATCTCATATTTTACTTTTTTTAGAATATCAAGCGGCCCAGCGACGGGTAACCGCTTGATATCTGCTTACTAAAAATCTCCTTGATAATTTTTTATAAGATCATTGGCTTCCTGTATATCATGAGGCGTGTAAATATCTGTCATCAATATACTGCTGTGACGAGCTTGGTCACGTACGCTTAACACATCATAATGTCGTAACATATTCGTTATACCTGTATCTTTTAAGGAATAAAACTTATATTGGGCGGAAAGCTTTAAATCTTTTCTGAGATGATGTGCCCACCAGTCCCGGAACATTTTTTCAGATCTTTTTGTTTTACCGGGACGAAACCCGTCAGAGAATAAATAATAATCACCGGGATTGTTGAAAATGTGCAGGTCCAACATGAGATGTATGACTTTTGATGGTAATGTAATAGTGCCATCTTTGCGATTTTTTGATATATTGTCTGATACGAATATTGTTTGCTTTTTCAAACTTATATCGTTTAATCTCAATCCTACCATTTCCGCCGGTCGGATAAAACAATAGTATAGAATATAGCTTGCCAGCAACATATAGGGGTTATGGTTCTTTAAGTAGTCGCTCACTTTTGCAAGTGTTTCCGGTGGCAGGATGTTGCGTAGCTTTTTTTTCCCTTTTCTTCCCAGACTACTGATCCCGGCTGTTGGATTCTGTGTTAAATAGTTATGGTTCAGACAGAAGGTGGAAAAAGACTTCAAAAAACCGAGATAGTTATCGCGCGTAAATGCAGTGTTATCCCTAGTTATATACACTTCGTCAAGCAGCATAACACAAAAATCCTTATCAAATTGGTAAATGTAGGTGATAGGGACCTTTTTCTCTTCATTGAAGATTTCCATATTACGAAGGTAGGAGCTATAAGATTTGATCGTTTCTTGTCGGTATCTCCCGTCCCTTTGCATTTTGGCGAGAAAAGTGCGGTATTTGTCTATTACATCTTTGAACAGTAGAAAGGCGTTGCCGCATTCTTGCTCAATCCAAGGATTCCATCCTGTTGCGAGTTTTTCTGATAGTCTGTTGATGCATCCTTTGGCGTATGCCCTTCTTTCCTTAACGGATTTGATGAAGTTCAGTTTGATCTTTTTCCGTTTCATCACTCCGTCAACAGGATTGAATGCGTAAAAGTCAATGTACCAATCTTTACCCGTATGTAATATAGGTGGTGTGTAACTCTTGATTTCTTGGATTTTGGACATTTTTTTTTATTTGTTTTTGCTAACAGCAGAAACAAATGGTTAATAATTCCCGTCCCGATTTCGTCCCGGCGGATTTGCTTAAAATGAGATAAGCCACTGACTTTCAGTGGCTTATCCTTTACAGTGTCGGAATGAGGCGACTCGAACGCCCGACCCCTACGTCCCGAACGTAGTGCGCTACCAACTGCGCTA